AGTACATACCCGAACCTAGACATTATACTCCAGACTTCTACCTAGAAAAGTCAAAGATATATGTAGAAGCAAAAGGACATCTGACTAAAGACGACAGAGTTAAAATGCTGCTAGTTAAAAAGCAACATCCTAAGTTAGATATCCGATTTGTTTTCCTAAGAGCATCGAATAAGATTTACAAGGGCAGCAAGACAACGTATTCTTCTTGGTGTGAACGACATAAATTTATATGGGCAGAAGGCTCAATCCCTACAGATTGGTACAAGTAATGACTATTGATGATGAAGAACTTCAGAAGAATGTAGAAATGATGTCGCTTTTGCCTGATCGGTATTACATTATCTTGCGTTCAACAGCGGAGAACGAATTTACTTTGTCCGCCTACGACACAACAAACAAGACGTACGAAACCGACGAGGACTTCGATTCGGCAATGGTCATGCAGGAAGGTGTCCTTGACATGGTTCGTATGCACACAGAAGAGTTATTCGACAGAGGCGTGGCTTCTATTGAGTTTCGTTTAGCTGCAGAAGAGATGATCGAAGAGGCCGGAGTAGAAGACCCTCGCATCACAAAGACTGTAGAAGGCAACGTAGTTAGAGTAAACTTTGGGACAGAACAATGAGATTAGATGAGTATCAGATGAGAGCAGAGGATACTGCTATATACCCAAACGAGTATTCTATCGTATATCCTGCGTTGGGTTTGACTGGGGAAGCCGGTGAAGTTGCTGACAAGGTAAAGAAGATTCTTCGTGACGGCGAACCTCATCTTTTCTATAAGGATGATATTGCAAAAGAGTTAGGCGACGTGCTATGGTACGTTGCAATCTTGGCACGAGACTTGGGCTATAGCTTAGAAGAGATTGCACAGACAAACTTGGATAAGCTAGAAGACCGTAAGAACCGTAGCATGTTGAAGGGCAGCGGAGACGACAGATGAGGCACGAAGAACGCATGAAGTATTTGGAAGAGATGGAACAGGCCGGTAAGATGGCCTATGGGGGAGTAGATATTGTCAATAATCCGCCACACTATAATCAAGCAGGTATCGAGTGCATTGACGCAATCGAGGCGGCGTTGTCTCCCGAAGAATTACGAGGATACTACAAAGGTAACGTCCTCAAGTACACGTGGCGAGAAAGATACAAAAACGGAGACGAAGACATCTCCAAAGCCCAGTGGTACGCAAACCGACTATTAACAATTAAAAACCGACTAGAGAAGGAATAAAAACATGAGCAATATGCTGCCTACACCATACCAACAATTCATTCACAAATCACGCTATGCCCGTTGGATCGAAGACGAGCAGCGCAGGGAGAACTGGGATGAGACTGTATCCAGATATGTTTCTTTTATGGATTCTTACGTGCGCGACAAGCACGGCTACAAGCTGGATAGTTCACTGAAAAACGAACTAGAAGAAGCTATCCTAAACCTGCGTGTCATGCCTTCTATGAGGGCTATGATGACTGCCGGTGACGCCTTAGATCGTGATGCAGTGTGCGGCTATAACTGTAGCTACATTCCAGTGGATAGCCCTCGTGCGTTCGATGAATGTATGTACATTTTGATGTGTGGTACAGGTGTAGGTTTTAGTGTGGAGAGAGAAAATGTTGACAGGCTTCCTGTTGTATCTGATAACATGGGCGATTCTAGCACAGTTATAAAAGTAGGCGATAGCAAACCCGGATGGGCAAAAGCTTTGCGCGAACTCATAGCACTTCTATATGCTGGTCAAATTCCTCAGTGGGATGTTTCTGGCGTTCGTGCTGCGGGGGAACGTCTCAAGGTAATGGGTGGTCGTGCAAGTGGGCCACAGCCTCTTGTTGATCTTTTTAACTTTACAGTAGAGATATTTAAAAAGGCACGTGGTCGCCGTCTGTTTCCAATTGAGTGCCATGATTTGATGTGTAAGATTGGTGAGATCGTAGTTGTAGGGGGTGTTCGCCGCTCTGCTCTGATTAGCCTATCTAACTTGAATGATGATCAGATGGCACATGCCAAGTCAGGTATGTGGTGGGAATCTGAGCCACAACGTGCGTTGGCAAACAACTCAGTGTCTTACAAGACTAAGCCTGAGATGGGTACGTTCATGCGCGAATGGCTTGCCTTGTATGATAGCAAATCTGGTGAGCGTGGTATGTTCAACCGTGAAGCAGCGGACAAGCAGGTTGCTCGTAACGGACGGCGTGAAACAGGGCACATGTGGGGAACAAACCCGTGCTCAGAAATCATCTTGCGGGGTTACCAGTTCTGTAACTTGTCTGAGGTTGTTGTTCGTGAAACTGACTCCCTAGAGAGCCTTAAAGATAAGGTACGCTTGGCAACCGTCTTGGGAACCTTGCAGTCCACCCTGACGGACTTCAAGTATCTTCGTAACATCTGGAAGAAGAACACAGAAGAAGAACGTTTGCTAGGGGTATCCTTGACAGGCATCATGGATCACCCAGTTCTATCTAAGAATGTGGATAGCAAGCGGTGGTTAGAGGAGATGCGTGAAACTGCTGTCGAAACAAACCGACGCATTGCAGAAGAGATTGGTATTCCAGTCAGCGCAGCCATTACATGTGTCAAACCATCGGGTACTGTCTCTCAACTTACAGACTCTGCCAGTGGCATCCACGCACGGCACAACGATTACTTTATCCGTACTGTTCGTGGTGATAACAAAGACCCCTTGACACAGTTCTTGATTGAATCTGGTGTGCACAATGAACGTGACATGATGAAGCCAGACTCTACCACTGTCTTCTCGTTCCCAATGAAGTCGCCAGATGGTGCCGTCACACGGACACAGATGACAGCTATTGAGCAGCTAGAACTGTGGAAGACGTATGCCTTACATTGGTGCGAACACAAACCTTCTGTGACAATTACTGTCAAGGAAAGCGAGTGGATGGAAGTCGGTGCGTGGGTCTACGAAAACTTTGACGTGGCTTCTGGCGTGTCGTTCTTGCCACACAGTGACCACACCTACCAACAGGCTCCGTACCAAGACATTGATAAGGACGAATACTTGGAATGGAAAGCGACGTACGATCACGTTGTTATCGACTGGGAAAAGTTGACAGACTTTGAAAAGGAAGACAACACCAGCGGATCACGTGAGTTAGCATGTACTGCCGGTGTCTGTGAAGTCGTGGACTTGAACGCAGCATGAGCGAGTTGATCTGGAAGCGGGGTGATGGTTGGGTTCAGTACAACCCACCCCGCAGCCATCCTAGCTATGAAGAATGGCAGAAGCTAAAAGAAAAAGAAAGAAAAGAAAAATGAACTGCTGGCATTGTAAAGGTGAGATGATCTGGAATAGTGACGTTGACTTGGACGACAATTCGTTCTATTCTATGATCACGTTTTTGGACTGTAAAGAGTGTGGATCAGAAGCAGAGTTCTGGTTGCCTAGAGAGAAAGAGAATGATACAAATCAAGATAACGCCTGACATCCTTGCTCGTGCCAAAAAGAAAGCTGCCTCTGTAGGTAATCTACAGGGCAGCATCACGGGCAGTCTTAGTAATGTCATCGGGGCAATCGGAGAAATAATCGTAGAAGACTACGCTGGTGGCGAAGCAGTCAACAGCAAGGACTTCGATCTATTGGTTCGAAACCGACGTGTAGACGTAAAGACCAAGCGGTGCAACACCACCCCCTCGCCAAACTACGACTGTTCTGTAGCAGCACACGGTTCTAAACAAGACTGTGATAGCTACGTCTTTGTCCGTATTCTCACAGACCATAGCAAAGCTTGGATCTTGGGAGAGATACCAAAGGAAACGTTCTACGAAAAGGCTACACGATATAGCAGAGGGGATGTCGATCCATCAAACGGATTTACATTTAGAGCCGACTGTTACAACCTAGCAATACAAGAACTAGAGAACGTCGATGGCAAAGAAACAAAACAAAGCTAATCTATTTCAATTTACAGCGTATCTAAAGCAGGATGGAAATGTAGAACTGGCGTGGGATGGAGTACCACCTACGGCTTTCGAGTCCGCAATGAATCAAGGGATGCCAGAGTATGAAGGTGCACACTCAATAGCATCCCTGTTGAGATACCTGCGAAGTAACGCAGATGAAGTTATGGAGAAGTCGAGGCAGTTTATTTAGACTTTTTATGTTCCTTGATTACTT